CTGTGGACGAAGACATGAGCTACCGAGTGTTATTGTCAATAAACTGTATCCCAAAAAAGAAGAACTCCAGAGCTGTCCAGAAATCAAGAAATTCGTTGAAAAACCACAACCTAAACAGACTGAGGTGAAGCCCCTGTTACAGAGATTTATACAGAAGATCATGGATGGACAGGCGAACACGACAGTCGTAAGTGTCAAACGAAACAAAACAAGTCACGTGGCACTTACAACATCAAGTTACTGTGAATCAATTCGCGGAGATCATCCAGACAATGTGATGTCTTACATCATAAAAGGTAACAAAATAACGCAACAATGCCCAATTTGTAAAGGAAAGAAGAATAAGGCTAGAACACACACGATAATAGACAATAATCTTGTAAAACTACTTAAACAATAATACGCAATACTACCTAAATGGTTGTAGTAGTTACCCGTACTCGCTCAGGAAGGCATATAAAGAAGCCCGTTTTGTTTCAGCCCACTGAAACTGTATTAGAAGATGACTATGGAACAGATGAACATGATACAGATATAGACTCCGACCTTGACACAGATGATGAACTTTATGACGACGACGATAGCGAAGAAGAATATGAGTCAGATGCAGATGAAAATGGTAATCTCAAGGATTTTGTAGTAGACGATGAGAGTGAAAGTGAGGAAGAAAATGCTTAAAAAAAACCCTTTCTATATTAGAAAATGGAAACTGATATCGGTAATCCTATCGAGTATAACCCCGTTTTGGAAGATGTTCCCGAGGAGAAAGATGAAAGTAACGAGAAATCTACTGAAGAGTATTACTTTCATCCATCTGACGTAGCTAATTATCCACCACCCCCTTATCAGAGTAAAGATACATTTGATGTTTTCAATAGCATTGATAAGACTACATGGATTCTTATATTCGGTGTATTTTTACTTGGCTTTTTTATGGGGAAAACCATGCAGCCAGTTATCCTCCGGTACACTTGAGTATGGAACAAACTTACCTATATTACCAACCTTCGGGGGTATAAAATGATTGATAAAGGGATCTCTATACGTATCCTCAATAAATCCAGCAGTAGTACTGGCTTCAGGTTTCTTAACCTTTTTCTTTTCCTTTTTGTTTTCTGGACCCATCCCTCCAAAAAACAAAATGAAGAAAGCACTTACGAGAATGATTGTTACGATAATGCTAATCATTTAATATTAGTCATGAAAATTATTTACTTGGAAGAAACTTCGGGTTCACCCTCATCCTTAGTTTCTTCGATCTTGGCCTCTGTGGAAGCCTCCTCCTCCTCCTTAATCTCACTCATCTCAGCAGCCTTAGCAGCTTCCTCGCGCTCCTTCTGACGCTGCTTCATTTCCTCTGCGACTATGGCATCCGCCTCCTTGACGAGATCCTCCATGTTGGCATCGGGCTTCTCCTTCTTGAGTCGCTCAAGAACCTCAGCTGGGTGGGAAATCGGGGCCTCGTCGGGCTTGGTGTAAAACTTGGAGTTGTCATCACCAGGTGCGAAGCCAGTTTTATCCATCATACCTTGCTTACGCTCATTAAACATACGAGCAGCCTGAGCCTGGTTCTCCTTGTAACCAGTCATAATTTCTTCGAGCTTCTCATTGGTATAGTGAACATCCTCAATCTTCGTGGGATCGGGGGGAATGAGGAGCCACTTGTAGAGGTCTACAACATAAATATCAAAGGTTGGATCCTCCTTCTGTAGACGCTTCGCATGATTGGCAGCCTCATCACGAGTCCCGAACGCACCACGGATTTTGATACCAAACTTGTCATTCTTCTGTGGAGCCTCTGGACCAACGATAGAAAGGCAAGCGAAAACCTGACCAGGGACAGTAGTATAATCTTGTTCAAGAGACATTATAATCATTGAACGCTTCTAAACTTTAAGCCCTAAGTAAACTACAATCTTAAAGATTATAATCATAAATTAAGAATGGAAGAGATTCGTAAGAATCATAACGATGCCAAGAGGGAACTCATTCAAAGTGTGACAAAGAGTGGTCATCACATTCTTGATGTTGGGTGTGGCTTTGGGGGTGATTTACAGAAATGGCATAAGTGTGGCGCCAATATTAACATGTGTGATCCAGAACCCTCAGCCCTCGTTGAAGCCAAGTCTAGGGCTAAGAATATGCATATGCGTGTGAACTTTTATGAGGGTGATATACACAACTGCCCAAAACGAAAATTTGATGTTGTGTGTTTCAATTTTTCACTCCATTACATATTTGCCACGAGAGATCTCTTCTTCAGTTCCATCCATGAGATTAAGAAGCGCGTAAAACCAGGTGGACTTTTGATTGGCATTATCCCAGATTCGGAAAAGATCATCTTCAAGACACCGCTTCAGGATGATATGGGGAACTTCTTCAAACTCAAGGATCATGGAAATGGTGGGTTTGGGGAGAAGCTTTTTGTACACTTGACTGATACCCCATACTATGCCGAGGGTCCTAAGGCTGAACCAGTAGGGTACAAAGATCTTTTGGTGACACATCTGGAGGAGCTTGGTTTCAAATTACAACTTTGGGAGGGTCTCCAAGGTAACCCAATCTCAGATGATACCTTTTATCGTATTGATCGTGATCAACCTAATCATACTTCTCACGATCCGTGAACCAGAGAACTTCACTGAAGTGAAGAGGAGGTATCGTGTTCTCAGAGAACACCTCAAGAAAACGAACAATGAGAAGTTTAGTATGTTGGTAGACCCCATACCCCTGACGGCGCTTAAGATGATGTCTGGAACTGTGGGTTACAACGTCAACAAAGGGGCTGATATAACTATATGTATAGATGGTGATGTCAATGAGATTATGCATGTTTTAATACATGAGCTTGCTCACAGTACGGTACCTGAATGGACCCATTCCGAGAACTTCTGGAACAACTTTATGGAGTTGAGAGGGATATGTGAATCTATAGGGATTTACAATAGATTGCCAGACAAGACCAAATTCTGTGGTCAATACATTCAGGATAAATAAAATCTCGTAATATGATAAATGCAAACTCCTGTTAATGATCTCTTAGCAGCGATTTTTTCTTGGGTTGTGTTCTACGCCGTTACACAAGTCCCCAAGCACACTGATAACTACTACACTAACCTCATCTTCTTAACTGTTATCATTCCTAACGCCGCTCGCGCCATCGTCGGTGACATTCCCCGTCTTGCAGTCGATCGTTCTTTCTTTGCCATGACGACCCTTTTCGCGCTCATCATCACCTTCGCTATTAACGAATGGTGGAAGCGCTCCAAGGATACCGTCAGGAATTTTCATAAGAGCGATAGAAGGAAGCATTTGGAGTTAAACGCTGTTTTAGCTGGTGCTTTCATTGGTGGTGCTTTAATCACCTACTTCACTGGCATAGATAACTCGATCTATAACAACATGATGCAGGCTTAAGCCTTGATGATGTAGCTCTTCGCAAAGAAGAAGATAATAGCAGCCACAGCGCCAGTAGTGGCTAAACCAACCATACTTCTACCCCCTTGTTCGTTAAGGAACTTGGGGATAGAAGTCGCAAGACGATCCTGAATGGGCTTGCTGACAGCAATGGCAGTACAAGCGGCTACGATGAGGGCAGTAAGCTGATCATCGGTGAGGTTGAGAGGGTTTTTGCTCTCAGGAGCCTCCTCCTTAGCCTTGGTGGGGGCGGGGTAAGCAGCTTGGGGTTGGGCAGCAACCATTTGGGGCATAACACCCTGTACCCTGGGGTCCTCGGTAAGCGCGGGGGGCTCCATCATAATATCATTAATAGGAGTAGAGTCCATAGTGTCTTTATTTGTACTCATATTTTTTTCAGGTGGTTTAAACGCTGTAGAAGGTTTATCTTGTGTCTGTAATGGCACCATACCCTCGCCATCATCAAAGAGGTTCATAGTGGGGACGTGTTCAGAAGCCATGTTAATATATTCCTATGTTTTCTTAAAGTTCTAGTGACGCGCTATTTCTTTTTAGTAATCGTAAGTTTGGTTTTCTTCGTCGCCTTTTTAGCATCCTGCTCCGCTTGATTAGTGTGTTTTGGATTGTACATCTTCTTATGCATGTTCCACAATTGAGGGCTACCAACCTTGAAACCCTTCCTAACAGTTGCTTTGTACCAAAAAACACAATCCTGGATCTTGTTAGACTTTACTGTATTGTCTAACACGAGGCACTCATAATTTTCAGTACAAGCATCCATTACCTTACAGAACATGTCGAACGAGGGAAAAATACCAAAGAAGGATTTATAGAGCTTTTCTCGGTTTTGTATGATGTTCTCTCTCAAAATGAAGACATAATCAACATTAGCACGCAGCGCGGGTGGTAAATCCATGACATATTGCATCGTGAGCATAAAGAATATCTTCCAGTGTCTACCGTTCATAAAACACTGACGAATACATGTGTCTTTTAGGAATTTTGAGTCATACATACAGTCGTCTAAAAGCATGAAAGCTCCGCAATTGGTTTTACCCGCACCAACCAACTTTCTCTGTCGAGACATAACTCTTTCTATTGCCTCTCTGTCATAGTCTCCATAAATGAATAAATCTGGGATAAAGTCTGAATAGAAATGGTTACCCTCTTCTGTTCCAGACAACACTATCCCCGCCGGGAGGTGTTTCTTGTGGAACATAATATCTTTAACGAGGGTTGATTTACCTGTATTACGTTTCCCAATGAACACACAAACCCGGTCATCACTGATTGTCTCAGGTTTGAACTTCCTCAACTGAAGATTCATTCTAGTATAGCGTTTCGTTTTATTTACCAAAATTTTACTCATATACAGTAGGAATGGCTGGTCGGTTAAGACTTGCTACAACAGGAATCCAAGATCAGTGGTTAACTGGTGAACCACAGTTTTCATATTTCCTGATGAATTTTAAGAGACATACAAAGTTTTCCTTTGACTATGTAGAGAGTCAGTTTGATGGGAAAATAGATTTTGGTAGTCTTCTCACGTGTAGGGTTCCTAATGACAAGGGAGATCTCATAAAGAATTTCAACCTCAAAGTTACCCTGACTAACCCAAATCCTAGTACCAATGTGTGGTCTAAATCAATCATAACACATATGATTGACTACGCAGAGCTTGTAATTGGAGGTCAATTGGTTGAAAAGATTACAGGGGAGTACATTTACATGTATCAACAGCTTCACAGTACAAATGATGATATTGAGCAAACCCTATACTTCTTGAATGGACATGGAAACATTCTTTCCTATACTGGAGAATACTCATACTTCTTGGATCTACCATTCTATTTCTATAGGAATCCCAGTCTATCTATACCCACTTGTGCCCTTACTAAACAGATTGTAGAGATTAGAATCAAGACGAGACCCCTGAGGGAACTTATTCACTACGGTGCACCCGAAACCATAAACGCTTCTATAAAGAAGTTTGCACTTGATACGGAGTTTGTCTATTTAACCGATGATGAGAAGGGGTTTCTGGTATCTAGACCAATTGATTATGTCATCACCCAACTTCAAATTGCCAAGTTCAAAATGGACCCTGGTGAAAAGAAGAAGTCTGTGATGTTGAAGTTTTCACACCCAGTCAAAGAGCTCTTCTTTGTATCACAATCAGAGGACTCAGTTCAAAATAACTATCCAAATCAGTACAATACTATTACTAATG